GTTGGAGTATCTGGGAACTTGTACAGGTACATTCATTATTTCAGGTGGCAATACTATGGATGCTGTGAGGAGAAAGAATATTTATTCATTCGGTGGCAGTAAGGATCATGACGAAGTGATACGAAAAAGAAAAAATGCCACTGCACAGGAAGTAACCTTTGCGAAATATCTAGTTAGGGGTTTAACGCCTAAAGAGGCTTATCTAAAGTCTTTTGGCAACTCAAAAAGTAATCGTTATGCAAAGGCCCGTGCAGCGGTATTAATCAAGCAAGAAAGGATAATCAATATTGTGAAAGAAGAATTAGAGGATGTATTCGACAGTTTAGGTATCAATCTTGAATATCTTATACATGGTGTTAAGCACGTAGCTGATACATCTAATCGTGCATCTGATAGACTTTCAGCATTTCGTATGTTGTGGGATGCAGCTGATGTCGTTCCAAAACAAAAGATCACGCAAATATCTGGAGCAGTGTTCCAGGGTTTTGACAGTAAGGTTCTAGAAGAGGCTAAACGCCCAGAGTTAAAAGGTAAGGTAGATGCCCCCCAAGAATAGAACTAAAACTAACAAATCTGGTAGAGAGTACTCGGAAGTACCCCATATTCCACCTATTAAATATGTACATCCATTAAACGAGCATATGATACCAGATCCTGAGGATACTGGTTTATATGGCATAGGAAGAATTAATAAAGCCAGAAAAGAAGGTGATATTCCATATGACGACTCTTGGATGGATGATTACTATTATATCAAAGAGGGGAGCGCCCGTGAGGATATAAGAGACAATAAAGAAGAAGTTAGTAAACATGAGTTTCTATTTAGTAAAGAAGACGGTGAATCTATACCAAACCCTCTTGCGTTTTTTGAACCTTCATCTACAGCAGTTCCAGAGGGACAAATAAGAGAAAAAGAAGCACCTAAAACATATGACTATGGTTCTATTTATGAAGACAAGAGAAATTTTATACAGAGAAAAGCTGATGAATTCTATGAATCTGGCCCAATAGGAGCGTTAGGTGCGGCAGTAGCTGATCTTCTCCCTGGAATTCCATGGGTTGACATCATAGATCCCCCTGATAAACTATCTGATCCTGGGATGGAGTCAGCTAGAAATATTCTTGGGAATCTTGGTATGTTGACTGGTTTTATGAAAACACCAAAAGCAGTAGGTCGAGTTGCTACTAATATAAGAGAGCCATTTTCATATGGCGGTACTTGGAAATCCATAAAGGATGCTTATAATCGATTTCCTTATAAAAAATCTAAAGAAGGCCATCTCTTTGATTGGGAATCAAAAGCTATTGATGCGGGAGTCAGAGTAAAGAAATCAACAACGGAGAAGATTAAAGATGTTGTAGCATCAATTTACCATGATAAGCCAATGTATGGTAGTATGGATAGAAGATTAAATCCTCTTGAAAAAGCATTAATAAAGAGTAATGAAGCTCCAAGTATATTAGCGATGAAGGATGCAAGGGAATTTTTATATAGAAGAACATTTGGACTAAAGCCAAGAGCTGGGAAGAATATTTTTGTAGAACACGCTGACGGAACTCTAAGTTTTAATCCTCAAAGTAAAAGAGGCAGAATACTCATGAGAGAAATTATGGGTCATGACGATGCTGCGATGCAATTAAACAAATCACTGGGTAGTAAGGCGGGATTTATGCCATCAAGCAAACATCATTCTGTTATGGGGGGCTATAAGAGAGATATAGTTCAGAGGATGCGTAAGTCTGAATTGAAACCTTTTAATATTTCAGAAGAAATAATTGCATATGAGGATGTGTGGAATTTTAAAATGAATCCGTCAGATTGGAAACTTGCATTTGATATAATGAGTGGTAAAGCCCCAAAATCTATTCAAGCATTACAAGCATCTAAAGGGGCATTAGACGTTGGTGGTATTGGCTCTGTAGCATTAAGACAATTTATTCATTTGATAACTAAAGCTCCTCATATAAAAGGTACAGTTACTATGGATAGATTTGGAGAATTTGCAGGTGAAAGTTCAAAGATACTTAATCCTAAAACATTAGAAAATTTTAAGCGGTATATTAGGGAAACGCCAAAGATAAAGAAATTCGTAAAAAAATATAATGATTAAACAAGAAAACGACAACCCGATTACCTTATTTGATCTTACTGAACCAGTAAATAAAGGGACTGTTAAAGAAGAAGAATGGCGAGAACCTATAGAATTTGAGAATGAAGAATGATCTGCATCGATCTGGGATGGCTTTTATTGGGCATTGCGAGTATACTAGTAATATCAGGATATTTTCAGGCATTAACAGGACAATGATTACCTCTAATAAATTAGGGAAGATACAGTCAAATTTTACCGTTATAAAAGATGGTGTTGATCTAAAAGAAAGATTTATTAATGTTTTCGAGAACCACCCCCTCACCTATGCTTGGTCGGATGGTGTAAAGAAAACAATTGCGGTTAGATTATTAGAAGAAGTTATGAAAGATGCTGGTAAATGATTCTATAAAGGTACTTGAACACAAAGTTCTTAAAAAGATACGAGTCGAGACTCCTATAGGAGCGATTGAATCTGATTCAGGTAATCATATGATGGATGGACTTACGGTAATGGTACTGATTATGGGACTATACACGGGAAAGAAAATAGTAGATAGATATTTCAAGAAGAAATGTTGTTGTAGAAAATGAATCAGAAGTTTGGAGACTTATTTCAAAAGTTTATGGTTATATTTTTCATCTGGACTTGTATAGCATTTATATTTGAAATAGGCCATTGAAGAAAAAAGATGACAATGGGTATTTTATTAATAGGGTTGCTATTACTTTCTTGCAATGATGACTATATGACAGTTGAACGTAATATAATTGACGCTGAGAATAAGGTTCCTATATATTTTTATGCAACTGCTGAACAGTCAGGAGAAAATACCTGGAGGCCTGTATTTACATATCTTATATATTCATTAGAAGAAGGTGAGTATGATGCATATTTCCATGCCTATATGATAGGTGACAGTGATTCAGTATTATGGTCAGGTGTTCAACCTATTCAAATTGAGGGTGGTAAAAAAGTATGGGGACAGTATATTACTACTGCTGAGTTCTATCCATATATGATGCCCGATATATATCCAATGGCATATGTGAGTGTCGAATATTAATGGCTAATATTAATAAAGAAGATGTATCTAAAGCGGAAGAAGCTCTTGAACTGGCTCGTCATGATATTATTGCTTTTGGTAAGCTGTTTCTTCCTGACGATTTTACACGGTCTGAGACACCCCCATTCCACTACGAAGTTGCAGATAAGATATCTGACCCTGAAAACAAGCAAGTCGCAATCATCCTCCCACGGGGTCACGGAAAAACAGTACTCACAAAATGTGATATCTTACACAACTTTTGTTTCGCCTCCAAAGAGCCTTACTTTTACGGATGGGTTTCAGCTACAGCGAAACTCGCAACGGGAAATATGGATTACGTTAAATCCCACCTCGAATACAATGATAGAATACGATACTACTTTGGCGATCTTAAAGGAAAGAAGTGGACAGAAGAGGATATTGAATTAAATAATGGTTGTAAACTTCTTTGTAAATCAAATATATCTGGTATAAGGGGTGGCGCAAAACTCCATAAGAGGTACGATCTCATTGTACTGGACGATTTTGAAGATGAAAATAATACTATCACTCCTGAGGCTAGATCGAAAAATGCAAACCTTATCACTGCGGTCGTATATCCTGCACTTGAGCCTCATACTGGTAGGCTTCGTATTAATGGTACTCCTGTTCATTACGACAGTTTTATTAATAATCTTATTATGAGTTCTCAAAAAGCAAAGCATGATAATGAAGACTTTTCTTGGGATGTAGTGATGCATAAGGCATTGGATAAAAAAGGTAACACCTTATGGCCTTCATGGTTCGGCAAGAAGAAGATGGAAGAGAAAAAGAAGTTCTATAGGGATTCTGGTCAGCCAGCAAAATTTTACCAAGAGTACATGATGGAAGTCCAATCTGCTGAAGACTCTATCTTCAATATGAAACATATAAAGTACTGGAAGGGTCATTTTACTCACGATGATGAAGCAAATATTAGTTATGTAATTACTGAAGATGGCGATGCTCAG